GTATACCCGGTGCTATCAACAGTTATCACCGACGATGGTCTTGTCATGTCCGGTGAATAATTGGATAAGTTGTCAATTGTATTACTCCACAATGAATTACTTTCATCCATTGTTATAGCAGGCGTAAGGCGACCACCACGAATCATATTAGGCAATCGTTTGTGATTAGGTTCAAGAGCATCTATCATTTCTATATAAACCACCTCATACACACCTTCGTGTGTACCTGGCACAATCGCAGTCGCAGATTTAACCATACCAAATTGAAATCTCTTTTTCTTATGATTTAACCCCATTGCACCAATATACGCAGCTGGTGCTGAAGTTGCTATCCCCGCATATACTAGCATGGATAATCCAGTTTGTATACCAAAATTAGCATCATTCAGTCTATATATGCTAGTCGGTGTGAATATAGCATTGTCATTAATAAAATTCTTCCATATCACACGATGCGGTATACTTAACAATGGTCGTGTCTGGATATTACTATACAGTACCTGATTGACGGTTAATACCTGTAATTTAAATTCTCTGGTAATGGTACTATAGCCACATCGTTCCCGCGCCTCTATGGTAAATGTAAATAATCTATCAAAACTAATAAATCCACCATCAAACGTAGTGGTGTATGATTTATTATAATCAAATGTAGTTAACCCAACTGTACCGGTTTCATTATTAGATATTTGATTAACAACACCTATTATCTCACCATCCAATGTCAGCGTCAACCCGCTTGGCAAGTTTCCACTAATCACTCGGTATAGAATGACTGAATTTGTCACGGTACTAATAGCAACTACTTTTAATTCACTCACGTAATTGGCGTTAATGGAGTTTAAGAAATATGGAGTGTCCCATGTAATAACACTATCGACATCACCCATTAACTGCACGGTGAAAGTTCGCATGGCATTGACCTTAAATTCACCAGTTTCACTGTATCTGGTCGCGTTGATGGTAAATCTATACGTCATCGTGATTGCAGGTTGAAATGGAATCCTACCATACACTTCAGCACTGGCATAATCAAACACCATACCAGGTGGCAATCCATATAACCCCCACTTAGTGGAATCATACGAACTAGTTGAACGATGATCCATCAAACAAATATAGGAAATCCCACCATCGTACATTAAGTCATTTAATAAATAATTATGATTTTGTTTCCAGACATCTTTAGCTTCTTCGATATTATATACCACTTGATCACCAGTATCATATGTGTCTAAAAACAACACTAAATAATTATTAGCTCTAAACATGCCTAAATTACTTCTAGTTAGCCACACTGGCTCTCTTAAATATGAAACGTCAGCAGTGAATACACCTGATGGAAGTGGCGATGTATTATTATCAGCTCTGAAATAATCATCACCGACTACAAAAATACTAAAAGTACGCCTAGCAACCGAGTCACCGTCAGTTATCGATATAGTAAATTGATAATTTCTGTTGAGTTTCTTAGGTGTAAATGTCGGTAAATTATAATCAAAATTAACAGTATCATAAATGTAACTATCATAGCCGTTAGTGGATCTATATCCAAAGTCATAAGCAATGACATCATAAAAACCAGTATCATACCATCCATTTCCATCAGCGGTAGTGATCGATATAGCTGGTTTCACCAACCCGATAAGTCTGCCATCATCGGTTAAGACTAGGCCAGGTGGCAATTCACCTGAATCATCTTCAATAAAATAACTTAAATGCTGTCCTGTGGCAGTATCTGTATCAAATGCTTCAATTTGATAATCGACATACGTATTATCCAATACAAAATACTGCTTATGTAATCCAATATCCAGACTACCAGCGGCAGTTGTAAAAATGGGTTCATCAGCACCATCTATCGTTATCTTAAATGTTCTATCGGAGACATTCACACCGTCACTGGCACGTATACAAAATATAAACTCAGTAGACGCGGATACTTCATATGGGGTACCTACTATTTCGGAATTAACTAATCGTAATCCATGCGGCAAACTTCCGGCAATTAATGTATAGGTGATATCAATAATCCCGGTTACCACCGGTAATAATTGCAAAAATCTAACGCGTTCTGAAAAAGCTCCAAATGAATGCCCTGATCGTTCCGTCCATACTGCTAATGTCATTGTGATCCCTATGAATTTAATTGTTGACTTGGGAGAACTTACCAAAATCAAGATTATTCGCGACAGGTGGATTAATAAACCCACCAAAATCAACGGTGTACCCATTGGCAGATGTGACGTAACCAGTTGGCATTATAAAAAATCCAAAATCTATCATAGCTTGATTTGATTCTACCATGATAGTCACTATTGCATTTAATAATTGCACATCAATGCCCCATATCGTAGATTCAATGCCACCAGTGCCATTTCCCTTAATAAAATGCCCATTTAAGTTTAGGTCAGCGCCTAGTGAAGGTGTGATATCCGATGATAATTTAGTTACTGCTTGTAGATTTACAGTGGTACCTAACGGAGATGTCATTATCACACTATTATCAATGCTTGTCAATGATTTAAATTCTAATATTGGCTGAGTTAGGTTTTTTTGAGCAAATACACTCACGCCAGTACCAAGTGTACTAGCACCAGTAATTTCATACCGGAGTATATCAAAGTTGCTATTTACTTTCTCAAACGCAGTTCGCAAATCATCACCGGTGCCATCATTGGCGTAATTGCCCAAATTAATTGTTTGTATTGTCATTAAAATTCCTTATTGCATATATTTAGTTGGTTTATGCATGTATTATATGCTATATAATTACTCCGAAACTTCTTGTCTTTGTATCAGTTGAAAAAGTTAATGTTTCAGTTAACAATAAGAAACTTGCTATATCGGTTACTATAGTTGCTTCATTAGTAGTTTCAGCAGCACCATCATACGCAAATGAGCAAGTATACTTCTTAGTTGCGCCTGTTGCAATTTGATTCCAAATTTCACATATTACAACATCACCAGTTTGAGCACTGACCGCAGTTGAGGTAATTCCAGTTAGGTAATCGGGATATACCGCATTGACAATGGTCGCTTCACTTCCACCTAAACTGTTACCATTGGAATTATCCCGGATTGTACCCACTTTGGTATTTGTACTAGGTCGCCATACATAAACATTAAGTGAGTTTATCCAAAAATTTGCACCTAAATTGGATTCTGAACTACCAGCCAATAATGACATAACCCCACCACCGACGGTTTGTGCAGATCGCAATGGTGGACTACAGAAATACCCCATGAAACTACGAGTATTATCAGTGGTCTCAGAAAATGATAAAACAACCTGACTAATACCAATAGTCTTGGTCATTGTCCGCATAGTATCGGCACCAACTGCTGTATTATTGGCAGCACCCGCGCCTTGTTCACCAGTTGGAAATGAACCACTTAATTGGTTACTCACATTATGAAAATAAAGCTTAGTTGCCATTTAAATATCTCCCAGAAAGTGTGCAGTTATGCCAATATCGCTGACAATCTGGCATGATAGGAATATCTAACCGGTCGTTTGGCCCACCACGCTTGTCATAACACGCACCAGCTTCGCCAATAGGCAAACCGGTCCATATTACAAAATCACAACCGGTGGCACCAACCCAACATTCACCACACCCATTACACTGCCCATTAATTTCCCAATGTCGCCCATCGTCACTGATGTATTCAACATGGTTATCACTGATACTAACAATTTTGATAGATGGCATCGATGTTGCTATTTTCATAATAATGGGGTTACCTTAATATCCAATGTAACACGCGTTACAGTAACCGCGCTATCCACCGTAAATTCCAATATATCACCAGCAAGTAGCGCAGTACTCCCCCATCCAGTTAATGTAATATTTTGATTTTTTAATACACTACTAAAGGTTGGTTTGTTGGTTCCAGCTATACTGACAGTAGTTGGATAATTCGCGTATGTACCTCGTTTAATGTCAACCACTATGCTTCCACTAACATCGCCTAGCATAGTCCAACTATTAATAGTACAAGCAAAATCAATTACTAAATGTCCCTTAGAACCAGTGGTTATCACTGAACCACCACCATCTATGACATAATTAATGCTTCTAACGGTAGCAATTGGTGTTAATGTAATGGTTTGTGTGATGACATCACTAGTGATAACTATGCCGGTATTACCTTCTGCGAACGTAATGCTATCTTCTGGAGTTATTGCGTCAATATCAGTCTCATACACACCACTTTTATGTTTGACTCGATGTTTTTTATTACCCTTGGCATAATCAGTAATCGTGATAGTATTTCCAACGATAGCCATTTGCATACGACCACCTGGCGAAAATATTATATCGTCAGTTGGACTAGTTGCGGTAAATGTACCATCACCCTGAACTGATACCGTTTTTATAACTGGTTGGGTACCACTTGTTGCAGTATTTGTAATTGTTATACCGCCTGTACCAGAACTTACACTAATACCAGTACCTGCTGTTACACTAGTCACGCCTGTATTAGTGAACGTTACTGCTCCAGTTGAAGAACTCACACCAATACCAGTACCAGCAACCGCAGATGTCACTGCTGATAAAGTGCCACCTAATGTTATATTTCCAGATGCAGTGACGGTACCGCTCAGAGTCAGCCCACTAACCGTACCTGTGCCCACTACACTAGTGACTGTACCAACGCCTTTATTATTGAAGTTTGACCAGTCAGTAGCACTTAGTAGTCCCCTATTCAATGCCGACGATGTTGGTATATTCAATGTAATAACTGGGGAAGTACTACCATTCGTAACTGTACTAGATATATCACTGCCAGTTGTTCCCAACGTTAACGCAGCAACGCTCGTGACAGTACCAGTATTGGTAGTAAATCCACTTGGATTGGATGCAGCATAAGCACCAACTGTACTAAAATCAATAGTCCGCGCAGTTCCGCCATTATACGAAGTACCAGCACTCGCTCCACCACTAGTATTGAATGTCAAGTTGGCAACAACTGAGCCAGCTGAACCGGATGTATTAGCAGCATTATTAGGTATATCAGACGAACTTAATACTCGAAATATTGGTATACCAGCGGTTCCAACAGGTGCTGCTAATATAGTATTGGCACTCTGTGAAGTAAAATTACTAGCAGATACCGCTAATGTACCACCCAACGTTAGATTCCCCAAAGTAGTGATTGAGCCAGATAATGTCAATCCACTGACAGTACCAGTACCACCTACGCTAGTTACGGTACCATTTCCCTTGTTATTAAACGCAGACCAATCGGTTGAACTTAATACACCTCGATTCAATGCTGAAGCAGTTGGTATATTCAATGTTATAACAGGTGTTGATGTGCCACTTGCAACTGTCGATGTTATATCAGTGCCAGTGGTACCGATAGTTAGTGCCGAAATGTTAGTAACGGTACCCTGTGGATTAGCCGCTGCGGTCACGCCAGTAATGCGTCCGTATGTATCAACTGTAATCACTGGGATTAAAGTTGATGAACCAGTGGTACCTATTGTAACAATTCCACTTGATAAATTCACAGTTGGTATAGCACTTGTTCCGGCGATAGTTAGTGTAGTGGAAGACACACTAGTCACAGTGCCATTTCCCTTGTTATTAAACGCAGACCAATCGGTTGAACTTAACGCACCTCTATTCAAGGCCGAAGCAGTTGGGATATTCAATGTTATTACAGGTGTAGATGTACTATTCGTTATAGTTGAAGTGACATCACTGCCAGTAATACCAATTGTTAATGCCGAAACATTAGTGACTGTACCAACATTATTAGTAAATCCACTAGGATTAGTAATACTATATGGAGTATACCCGAGTCCATCGGTAACCTGTAAGCTTGTCACTGTATTCCCACTAATTGAAGTGACTGTACCGGCATTGCCATCTATATTGACACCGGTTAAATCCTGTATCGCACTAACTCGGTTAAATGAAACATTTGTTGTACCAATATAAGCACTTGAAAAAATGGCTGGATGATTGGTTATTTTACTATAATCCAAACCAGCAATCCAAGATGGGTTATTATATGAACCATTTGTATACACGCCATTAGTGACAGTTGCTGAATTACCATTAATTGAACCAGCTATAAGTGAACTAAATGTCTTAATACCAGTGATAGTTTGGTCGCTCATGGTATAAACTCCATTAGTAACAGTACCGGCATTGCCATCTATACTGATACCGGTTAAATCCTGTATCGCACTAGCTCGGTTAAATGAAACATTTGTTGTACCAATATAAGCACTTGAAAAAATGACTGGATGATTGGTTATTTTACTATAATCCAAACCAGTAATCCAAGATGGGTTACTGTATGAACCATTTGTATACACGCCATTAGTGACAGTTGCGGCATTCCCAGATACATTACCAATAAAACTTGAAGCAGTTACGGTACCATTAACTGACAGTCCAGTGTTATCAATACTGGCTCGTATTTCTGCGAGAGTGGTCCCACCAGTGAAGAATTGAATAACTTTAGCAGTGGTATCGGTTCCGATTAATAAATTACCGCCGTTGATGTATAGGTAACCATCATTAGGTGCAAGAATCGGCCAACTTGATTCGGCATATGTACTAGATACAATGCCCATATCAATATAATGACTGGTGTCATTGCCGATATTATTAGTCGCAACATAATCTACCGATGCCAAGAATCCATCACTATGATTTTTAATAACATTCTGCACATATGTATCTGCGCTAGCATCAGTCTGCATTGCAGCATTGGGAAAGTCATAATTATTATATGAATTGCCAACGTGAACACTGTATTGAGCAATAATAGTATCTGCGTTTAATTGGCGCGTCACTAAACCAGCGCCGTCAGTATCCCAACGGTCATGTAATAAGTTATATAAAAAAGTACGTGCATAACTGTCCGACAATGGACCTAATACAATACCACCGCCATCTATATCATCAGCTATAGTTGAATCTGCTGCTAAAAATAACAATTTACCAGCTATAGTTGGTGCAGATGATAAATTAAAATCAGCAACTGACAATGTACCGGTAATATTCAAATCATGAAAGGTCAAGTTGCTGGTAGTTGCTATCGCTTGTGGCAATGTCAGTGTAATATTTTGACCAACGTTATTTACTGAAATCTGTCCAGTACCAGTTGCCGCAATCACACTTAGTATACCAGTTGCCGCAATAGTAACTGCCCCACCAGTGTTATTAATCGTAATACCAGTACTGGCAGCAACCGAATTGATTATCGATGGCACACCAGACAAATTACTCCACAATAACGTACTTCCACTAGTTAAATAATTAAGATCATTAGTCCAATATGATATATTTGATGGCTTATCTGCTAAATCTGTCCAACTACCACTAAATGCATCAGTTAACAGTTGATAAGCTGTCAAATCAGGCAACTCAGTTAAATTGGTGTAACTGTATGTACCCAACCATGCCGTTTGTTGACGTGAAGCGTCACCAAAAGTAATGCCGCTTGATATAGGTAATGAAATATTATTACTGTCAATGGTCAGTGAAGCCACTCGTGATAACGTGCCGATTGCATAGGTATATATAGTTGACTTAGAACCAAACGCACTACTGGTATAATTTTCAGTGGCAGAAAATTCAATACTACTAGGTAAAGTGGCCCCAGTTGGGTAATAATTGATGTTTGCAAAACCCAACCCAGCATACCTAGCTAAAATATCACCGGAGATAGTAGGCGTGGGTGATGCTGCTGTACCACGTGCACTTCGTCCTACGAATATTGGCAGATTACCAGTACCAAACGTGTCCATCGTGATTCTACTAGGATCACCATCATATCCAGTTATATGCAGCATACCACCCGCATTAATAACTGGTTGGTAACTGCCATCGGCAGTGCCGATTAGATTTATCGCACCAGAATCACCAGCTGGGATACGCGGTGGATGTAATGAAACTCGTCCAGTTCGGTCAACGCCAAATGCATGGTTACCAACTGGAGTATTAACTACTATCGGTCGATTGAATATCACATCAGCGGTGGCATCGATCGTGCCAATGATAAGATCACGTGCTGGATCGCCTATATATAATTGATTACCCCTAAAGGTAAACTCACCCACTGCCAACCCAGCGCCGCCAGTGATGACTAAGTTACCATCAATTGCGGTAATTCGTAAATCAATACCTAATATCTCATCTTGAACATATATCGAACCTGCGCCCAACCATAATCGTTTAAATCGTTTAGTCGGGGTTCCTAAATCATATAAACTAGTTGATATAGGAATTATTGAGGAATGAGTAATGACATTCCCACCTGAGGTAGCATTTAGACTAATATCAGTATTGGCAACTGTACTTATTACCAAACTCGCATTCACCACTGGCCGAACTATAAACACAGTGGTGGCATGCAGTGGTAAAATAAGTGGATCTGGAATGGTTTTATTTGTTATGATGATATTCGAATATATACCACTACCAATGAATAATACTTCACTTAATAATGGTATATTAATACCTGATATCACATCTTCCGTGTGAATAGTCGATGCAGTGGTACTAACTTGGTAAACTGCCCAGCCGCCATTACTGCCACTTATGCCATTTAATAAACCATAATCGCCAATTGATAAATTATCAAGATCATCAGTGCTATAATCAACTAATGTATCCAATATTAAATTATCTACAATAATTTCAATACTGGAAGTTTGCTGAACTAAACTACCGACTGGTAATTTTAAGCTCGGTACATACACATAGCCGGTGCCATTTGGAATTATATTAATATCACCATCTACATCATTGCCGGAAATGGTCTGGTCTGATATTGACAAATTACCCAATACATCAACACTAATGGTGCCAGTATTATCAATTACAATAGTGGTATTATCAATTTTAACACCACCAAGTATAACATTAGTGGCAATAGGTAATGAATATAACTGATTAGTAATAACCCAAGCAGCACTATCATACACGTATAACGAATGATCAGTTAAATTGTACCATAGTGAACCAAGCATGGGATTACTTGGTGGGTTAGTGGCTATAACAGTTTGCATAGCCACAGTTAAGTCTATTACTTTTGTAATATTATCATACGCAACTTGAATACCCTGGTGATACCCATCAACTAGCATACCAGCGGCATCATCGCGTATAGATTCCACAAAATTCTCAGTAAAGGTATATATTTCAGTAAAGTTTTGATTTATCTTATCAAAAGCGACTCTAAGTGGATCGCCACTCTTATCATTTACTGAAATTCCAATATTAATTAATTTCCTAGTCATTATGATCTCCCAACCGCAATTTCAATGACACCAGCTTCACCGGTGTGTTTATCTTCTAATGCTTTACCAATGATAGCACCGAGTATTGGTGACAATGCTCGAATGGCATACCCTTTTGTATTTGAGGTTGTCAATAAGTCTCCTTTACTGACTTTACCAATTACCTTGCATGGTGTCCTACCAACTAACGCAATACATACCTTGATACCATTTTGTTCAGTATTCATTACGTATGCTGGGTTGGTCGTGACAACACCTGCCAACTTAGTGTCATTCGTAGTGGATGATATAGTAACTTCATTTTCACCACCAAAAACTAATACAGTGCCTGGTTCATAATCATAATCACCGCTGTAATATTCAGCCAAATCAGCATATGTTGCCTGTAACCTACTAGCGCCAGTCAATGACCAAATACCTTGAATAGATCCAGGACCAGTATCGGTGCCATTTGTGGTAATATTATAAGCCTTTAAGGTAACTGAACTGGTATTCAAATCAAGTAAACTTGATGTTGTCAATCGCCATTGCCCAGTTAACGTGGCTGCGATACCAGGGGCACCTGCCGTGAGTGCGTTTGCCATCAATATGCCATTTGTTGTATTCAAGGTACCATATGTGGTTATTGCAGTATCTGACCCAGTTGTACCACTGGCTGTCAAAAATTGATATGTCCCCGGAGTATACATCGAAGTAGTCGTACTTATTACATTAATTGTCTTATAACCACTGATGTTCAATTGGGTAGTATCAATTTCACCAGCTGGCAATGTCTTCAATAAACTATTCCCCCCACGAGTGGCAGTAATTGGTAGAATACTATACTGATTATTACCATTTGGATTAGTGATACCATTGAAAGTAGCATCGGCATTCGAGGTAACAATCATGGCACCCACACTGCTGAATGAGGTATTCTTAACACCATTGCCATCAGTCACGATTTGAGCAGCAGTAATCTCAGTTGGTACACCAAGTATACCATCCCGGCGGCCTAAAATACTTGTACCACCGATAAATTGCAGTTTGGCCAATCTAACACCAGTTGCAGTAGATGTTGAATCCAGTAAAGTAATCCAGCCACCTATACTAAGAAACTCAGCCGACGCAAAACTAGCCAAGCCTAGGTTGGCTTGTGTGATATCAACGGCATTATTAAGAACATTAGCAACCGACATTGCTAACTTACTTTGTTCAATTGCCGCATTGGTATTGATCATTGAATTGACAATTTTACCCGATTGTACAACGGTAGTAAATGCACCAGTAATTGAATTATAATTTATATTAACATCGCCAGTTGGCAAACTAACATTGCGCCATTTGGCCAAAGTAGTATCATATGTTAAAGAACTGCCATTCGTGAGATTCGGCGATACCATAGTAACAACCCCAGTGGGTGTCGCTGTTGCTCTAGCACTTAGAGCAATGGTAGTTTGCGAAGTCAAAACATCATATGAATAACTGACCACGGTTTGGCCAGAACTAAACCCCGTTCCGGTAATTACATACCCATTACCTATCGAACCAGATATATCTGATATCGTTAACGTGTCACTTTCAGTGCCACCAGTTACTACAGTGGCAACACTTTCAAAATTTGTAACATCTTTCAATTTGAATACTGAATCAAATTGATTAAATTTGCCATCGATATATTGTTTATTAACTGCATCACTTGGATCTAATGGATTAGCTAAATTAACAATACGAAAATATGATGCCATATTTATATTGCCTTTCATCGCTAGTGAACCGGTTAATGGTAAGAAACCAGTACCGATTAGCTCAGGTATCGCAATTGGATTTCCATAGTAATCTAACCCTAATCTTTTGTCAATAAAACTTCTAATGGCTGATTGAACAGGGACAATATCTGGTGCATTATTGGTCATGGCCGAATCAGTGGAAAATTCACTTACCACAACGCCTCGTTTAAAACCAATACCATTTAAATTTGATAATGCAATATTAGCACTAACCGTCACCGTACCAGTGCCCTGGTCAACTGCGAAAAAATTACCTACTTTAAAAATACCATTTTGATTAGTCGATACATAAAAACATCTACCAACACCTTCCTCCAATACCTCAAGTGATTCATCAGCTGTTTTTGATGATTCCCCATAAATGGAGTAAGGTATATTGGTTGTTGTATAACTGCCGGTACCAATGTCACAAAAATCATGCCCTGTCGCACGGCATGTACTAATTTGTGAAGTGACTTGCCCAGATACGCCAGCGGCATAGCCTAATTGTAATGAATAAGGAGTTATCGCATCAACTGGCCTACTGATACCCAATGGTGAACTGGTACTATGAGTAACTTCAGCAGAAATAATGGTACTACCAGTTCCATACGTACCTGGGTCATACTCATACCGTAAGGTTATATCAGTAGTTGAACTAGCGGTGCATAATAGTAATCCATTGTACAATGGATTACTATTTCCAGTTACTGTATAATAAATGCCAGTTGTTGGGGCAGTTATGGATGAGAATGATAATACCACATCATGTGGATCTATATCCGTACTACCTTCAACTTCGCCGACAAGCAATATAGTAAAAATTAATCCATCAGGAGTACCAGCAGTGGTAGTAATAGCACTACCACCTAACGTACTAGATAATGTAAATGCAGTTGACCCATCCGTGGCTATCACATAATAGATTGTTGGATTTACGTATACTGGAGTATCAATACTGCCAGTACCAATATTTACACCACTGATCGTAACCGTTTTACCAATCACAATCAATGAACTGGCCGATACGCACGTGAACTGACCAGCAGTTCCTATTATCACATCACTCACTGCAAAACTGTCAGTTGGCCCACCTTCATATTCAACTTTACTAACAAAACCAGTTGATGAAATACGTGTACCAAATCCATAACTTGCTGAATAATAAGTAAATAAACTACCACCGTCTGCGGTACCAACCGGAAATACCACTCCGGCAAGTGTTTCACTAATTGTTATAACATTTGCCACTACACTTATGATGTAATAAATAGCACCGGGTATTATATTTCCCAATGAGCCGGTAAAAATTATACTGTTGTTTATTGATAAATTTGCGGAATTACTTACTGTTATGTCATTAGTTGCAATTGATGTTATGTTTCCAGCTGTACCAGGGTCAGTTGTATATAAAACTGACATAGTCACTACTGAAGTGCCCACGCTAGCAGTATTACTAATAATTGGTGAATTATTCAACACTGCCGATAAAGCAGCCCCTCCTAAAACCTGACTTAATGTCACATTTGGTGTTCCAGTGTATCCGTACCCAGCAGTGATTATTTTTATAGGGGAGACAATGCTGCCATTGCTTATAGTACATGAAGCTTGCGCTTGTACTATACCGCCGCCATTAGATATGGTAATAATTGGAGCAATTGTGTATCCACTACCTGGGTTATCAATATTAATACTACTAACAACTGCAGCAAGTCTAGCAGTAAGCATCGCATCAGCTAAAATCCAACACGCAGGAGTTATCGTAAATTGAGTCCCATTGTCAATTGATTGTACAATGGCACCAGGTGGGATATATGATCCAACTGTTGTGGTTGTTACTAGCATACCAACGATTAAATTAGCAGTGCTGCCAATGGTAACACTCGTCTGACTAATTACACTTGAAATACGATGAGGTCCATTATATAAAGTGTTTGAATTCCCCACTACAGTAATTGAACTATCAACAGGGGGTAATACATTGTATAAATTATATGGTATGTTAAATGTGACAATTTTAGAAGATGTACTGCCAATCTGTAAGGTAGCATTGGCATATGTCATGGCAGTTATCGAAGATCCATCAGCAGAATTGTTAATAATTGCGGTCGCATCAATTTCTATATACCCATGTGTATTTACTGTGGTATATCCCAGGACTCTATGCAATCTACCGTTCAATGCGGTGATATAAGTACCTTTGTTAATTTGATCAATTACAACTTGTGAACCAATAGTCAATATTGCTATTTTCGTATCACCTATCTTAGATCCTTGTGTTTTACCCGCATCAGTTGGATCAACTGTACTAATATGAGTAACGTCAGACGTACATGTATAATAGGTAAATGGCGTATCACTCTGTAAAATGGCAATATTACCAGTTAATAATTCACCAGTTGATTCATTCAAGTCATATGAGATGATTCTATAAATATCACTTAAATTTTCAGTATATTGCAATGCGGTAGATGGCCGTGTTGGCTTGACATTTATTATATTATCAAATTTAACATTGCGTAAAGCCCGCATTGATACCAGTTGCCCATCATATAGGGCATTAGCCAATCCAGTACTTGATGTATTATTTTCACCGGATGTACCCAGTGTTAATTTAATTACATTTTGCCCATTGGCCATTATACTGGTATGCTCAACCATACTAATTTCATAACGAACTATGGCACCACCGTTAATACTATGATCAATTTCCAACTCAGTTATTGTAGTCGGTGTATAATCATATCCAGTGATCCAAATTGATAATGATTGAGTAGTTGGGGTGGGGATCATAAATCCGCTAGTACTGCCACGTTTGTAAACATACGCAGTTTGCGCCATGTTATTAACAATAGTCACCGCATCGGGAAATTCAGAAGCATCATACCCAGACGAACGCAATCCGTGATAGCCGAATGAATTAGCACAGCTAATACCCCGGAAAGTCCCACCATTACTAGCCCAAAATCCGGTATGTGCGTAGTAGGTAAATACGGAAGTGTGCTCAGCAAAACCGCCATTTGTGACAATGGTACCATAACCCATATCATTGAAGTTAACAAAATCATCAGCTAACATTGACCGAGTTCCGCCCATTTCAATGTTAATGTTCAATCCAGCACCATTGTTCAAAAATGAAATTACTGCAGTTTGAATGGTAGATTTAGCCGAGTTAATTGCCACTGCTGCATTTTGCAAATCACTGGATTGACTGGTTAATATTGGATAAATCACAGTAACTGGGGTATTAAAAACCCCATCAGTGACATAATCAATAAGTATATCACTCAATGAATTGGTAATTGTCACATAAGTAGCAGGAGAACTAGGTGCATTAGCAATTATCTGGGTCTTGGTATTACCCACAGTTGGGGTTATTGAACTACCCGCTATTATATTTTGTAAAATAATCTTCAATCTAGCATGAGCAGCTGCGCACACTGTATTTTCGAGAGGGATATAACTAGTAGTATCCCAATAGAATGACTCGGCACTATTTTTAGTTTGGCTATTACCGCCATACAACACATCATACGTCATGGCATCAATGATATAACCAATGTCACGACGACTAGTCAATGTGTTATAATTAGCATATTGTTTAATCGGATAATGCGAAGCAATCCATGCAGTTAACTCAAACTGAATGAACATCCTGTTATTCTGGATAATATTAGCTGCTTTGACCAAATCGGCATTGGCACCAACCGGGGCAGTCCAAATAATAGCTGGAGTAGCCGCATCACCAAAGTCTACCATGTGTGCCATGATTGCAATATTGGTGGTGATTGCAGCTTGAGCATTTATATTTGTAGTATACGTATTTGATAATATACCAGTTTTACCAATGCCAGCAATAGTGCTTGTTTGTAGTTCGCCTACTAAAGCACTGGCATATTTTCGCAAAAATGCTCTACCTGTATGAATTGACCGATAATTAGTTCCCAATACCATATCAGTAGTTACCGCATCGATTATATACCCGACATCACGAGCTGCTTTCACTGTGTCATAATTGAGTACGCCTATCGTAGTATATAGATATGGAGTATTAACGTGCATGGTTAATTCAACAGTGGCAGTTGCCGCATTATAACTTTTAATAGCATCAATTTGATATCTATGTCCATGTACATAAAATACACATGGTACCTGTGGAGGTCTTACATCCAATCCAGTATTGAGACCACCAACTACCTTGATGGTATGACCATTGTCACCATAATCGGCAACTTTAGTAATAGTACCGTAAAGTCTACCAGCAAATCCATCAATATATTGACCACCGGCAAATCGTTTATAATTAGTACTCTGGGAAAAACTAGAACACATCTGAATATATGGTGATTTAGTTTTAATATTACCATTAGGATCTAATACTAAGGCAAAACCCCCATGTCCTTGGAATGTAATCCCAACACAGCGAACTGCTTCATTACAAAGCAGAACATCAATATCTTTGTTGTTCTTCGCAGGACTATTGATATCAAGTGGATTAGTCAGATAATGGCGACCATAATTAATAGTATTAAAGATATACCAAGTACCAGCCGAATGCAGTCCAGTTTGACTGAATGGATATATAACGGTGCAATTCAGTGTGTTGCCACTAACCGAATTAACCACTGCCTTACCGCGTTTAGCATTACCATTAATTGTCACATTATCAGCGACCACTTTGCCGAGCCATGCCAGATCACCTTGGCGATTGTCACTTAATGTAATGACCATATCCCCAGTAATAGCACCAACTGACATGGATATCCCAGTTGGTGCTAGATTGGCTCCACTGTAATCAACCATGCCTACTTCTAACCCATCAATTATCGCATCTCGATAAAAAAATGTATGTCGCCAAGGACTTTGACTGATACGATCTTTGGGACGAATGAATGTTCGCCGAATCTCGTCACCTTTGATGGAACAATTGGTGGGTAATTTTATTGGAAAATCCTCATAATATATCCCACTTTCAACCATTATGGTGATCTGTAAATCTGGAATGGTTTCGCCAAAATCCAATTGTTCGCCCAATACAAAAAATCCAGGTTTTGTCATTTGTAACTTAATTACGTCATAATTGGTTATTCCATTTGGCTGATAGGATACAACATTGCCATTTGCAGCAGAGTTAACACCAACTACCACTTTACCTGGAGTAATATGAACAGAATTAGGAGTTCCTTGGTCAATATAACCATTACCACCATTACTAACCGACATATTCCAAAGACCAGTTCCATGAGAAGCAACTGGTGCTGAACCAACTCCATTAGATATAATACCCAATATAGTATTCATTCCAGTAGTGAATACACCTATCGAAACTACAGTCGGCACCGGTGATCTATTTACATCGGTAATGCCAATATGTAAAGTTGGCAGTTCCCCAATAATATTACTAATTTGATTATGAATTGTTTGAAATCTATGATGATATTCATTTTTCAATACTTGAATACTCAAATCACGAGCAAATGCTATACCATCAATTGATTCATGATATGCTAATCCAATAGCAACCGATTTAGCACTAGCATTTTTATAAAAACTTTTACCAGACAACACAGTTTGCCAATTGCCGCCAGTAATTAAATCAGCGGATAAAGCATCAATAATATACCCAATATCCCGTCTACATATAGCAGCATCATACACAAATCCACCGGAATAGGTAGTGTCAAGGTATGATAGTGAATGCAATTTAATTGATTGACTGTTATTATTAATAATATCATTGATAGTTAATAAAGACGAATCATATAGCCCACTGGTTAAATTCGGGTAACTAGTTGGGTAGGTAGTTGCCAGTGTTAATATTAAAGCATGTATTTTTACAAATAACTCATCAAGTGTAGCAGCTGCTACACTTCCATTAACCCAGTCTGGATTAAATGTCTGCAACGTCGATGATTGAAACAATGGTGATACAGTGACATTTTGGGAAACGACACCAACCAAGCCCCTCACATGGTCAATTGCGGCAGCACATACTCCGGCTGATTGCAAAGTAGACGTGCCGTTAACCCAGAACTGATTGGCAGCAAAGATACTAGCTGAATTACCTCCGTAAGTAAGATCATACATCACTGCTTCTATGATATAGTTAATGTCTCGTTTGCTTTTGTCCTTGTTGATAACTGGGTAATTAAAAGTTGGATAGGTAGCAATGATCCACCCAATGGTTTCGTCAGCTATGAAATTTATATTAGTTAGTATCGCAGTTCTGGCATGCACAATACCAATAGCTGTGCCAGTTGGGGCAGTAAATGTTGGTGGTAATAGTGTATTGTAACCAATTGATAATACATCAATAATGGTTTGAAATGATGCGGTAATAGCAGATATCACAATTGGGTCATTAATTACTGGAAATGTACTATTGATATAATTAATGGCTTGTGCTTGATAACTTGACTTAGTGGCTAATATGGCACTTCTGGCAGTAGTTAATACCGGGTCAACACCACTCATGCTCGGGTCTACCACAGAAGGTGTCGAATGAGTATCAATGATACTCTTAATAGTGACAATGTTATTGGTGATCGAATCCGTGACTATAGCAATGCCACCGTCAACCAGTGTCTCATCAGTATATTGTTTAATACTGGATTGATAAGCCGTTACTACATTGGCATTTGTTATAATAGCATGTAGTATAACACCGAGATAGGTTAAGGCAGCACTGCATATTGGAGAATTAATTGATGATAAGTAACTGGTGCCATTATGCCAAAATTGATTCCCGGCATATATACTCTGGCTATTCCCACCATACATCAAATCATACACTAAACTTTCAACAATAAAACTTGCATCACGACGACTTAATGATTTGTCATAATTGATATCAGGATAATTGTTATCCATAAAAGCAATAATCTCTACCTGAATAAAATCTATATTGGCGGTTATTAAATCTCTAGCACTTGTTTGACCAGTTACAGTTGCTGAAATAGCCGGTATGGATATATCAACCAGATGACCGCTAATGATATTAGACATTGTCAATATATTAGCAGTAATTGAGTCAATTGCTAAATTAGATGCCAATACAGCAGGTACTGTAAGTAATGATTGTTTAATGTCAGCCAATACAGCGATAATTTCAATCGAGCTTAATTTAGTATTTGCATTTTTAAAAGACAAACCCATTTTAACACTGCGGTGGTTAGTTTGGAATACTAAATCATAACAGATGGCATCAATTACACTACTGATATAACTATTAATATTACTACCGGTGTATGAAAAATCTAATATATGTGATTTGACAAAGTTAATAACATCAAGCGTCTGTGATAATTCATCGGATGCTGTACTATTATAAAGTACAATAGCTGTGTTATATGTATTATACGTAGTACCCAATACTAAGTCATATCGTATTGCGTCCAGAATATACTGAATATTTTTGGAATATTTTATTTTATCATACGTAAATGGAACTACGTACTTTGTGTTGATATACGCGATAGTTTCTGCTTGTATAAATGCGCTATTTACTTGCAATAAATTAAAAGCATCTCGGTAGTCAGCACTGGCAACATTGCCGTCAATCAAGGCTAGGCTATGTATTGTTGAAAAAGTTTGATTAGCACCAATGGTATATGACATGCGTTGTCGATATGGCCCTGGTTCTAATGATGCCAAATTAATCAGATTTTCAGCTTCTAGTACTGTGGCACCAATGGTCTGAAACGCAAATTGCCAATGACGACCATCTTTCCCCACTGGAGTTTTTTGCTGTAAATCATCACCTTTAGTAGCTGAAACATAAAGATTCACATTACTGGAATAAGTATTACTATCTACATAGAATTTAGATGCGGCTTGTAAATCAGTGGTACCATTCGGAGTACCAAATCCAGTCAATGGCGCTGGATGATCATTCAATATTAGCTTACCGGTCATGGTATCGCCACCACGATACACGATGTCTTTACGCTGCATTGTTTCAGTCGATATATAATTACTAGTCAATGATGAATCATAATCTACGTCAGTTATTTCGGCGGTTAACGGTTGTGCCCGAACTCGCAACGCCAACTCCATGCTTTGACTGATGAAATGACTATTGGCATAACCAACGGTGACTGGCAATTGTGCGATAGTTGTTGTCACACCGAGTGTTTGCCAAGCATTATTAAACGCGGTGACCAATGCTTGACTTGGATCTGGCACATTACCGATGGGCAGCATTGCGGCATTCAATGGCTTACCTAACTGAGGTGATTGATCACCAATTATCCCAGATATAGTTGCTGCGATGGTAACGCTATCATTGCTAGCATTATCAACTATCGTGATGCCACCACCGGCTATCAAGTCACGTGCGGTAAGCCGGTCACCGGTGGTACTGCTCATTATTACCTTACTGCTACCATATGATGCAGGAGCATCATCCAACGCAGTGAATGAAATAGCACTGCCTGCGCCAAAAAAGGCATAAAGCTGAGTAAAGTTT